AAAACAATGCTTTGAGTATGCAAATTAATACGACTTCTGGGAGTGTTGGATTTGCTCGTAGTATGAATACTTCTTTCGATGTTACAGAAGTTTATAATACTACATATGTCGAAAAGACCTACACTATCTCCGACGCCGATATAACCGCAAACACTTCGGTCAAAATGTACTTAACGGACGAGGGCGGAGTAAAAGCGTATAGCAAAGCAGCGGGCAGTATTCAGGTTATTCGTGATACCGTGCCGACCACAGCAATACCTTATGAATACGAAGTGGAACAAACGAGCGCCGAGGGGCTTTTCGAGGTCATAAATGCTTATATACCGACTATACCTACCAAAACAAGTCAACTCACGAACGACAGCGGGTTTATTACTGCCGCGGATATACCGAGTGCGGGTGCGTGGGTGGATGTAACGGGTGAAACGGCAACCTTAACGCAAGCAGGGACTTATCAAGTGTTATTTGGTTCAGGCAATAGTCTTCAGTCAATCATATATTGGGATGGCACAAATGGCGCTGACGGCATATATTCGACCGTACCAACGGTAACGAGTGGCAGACCATTTATTGGTTCTCGATACACGCATATTACCGCAGAAGGCGTGTTGTCGATAAATTACGTTACTATAACAGAAAAAAATGGAACGTGGACGGAAACAACGTTAACTTTTTCGGGCTTCAAATACCGTAAAATAAACTAAAAGGAGATAAACTATGTACGGAATAAGTAACAGTCAACAACAAGGTGGGGGCGGCGGTAGTGCCGCTTCCTACAAGGCTATAAAATCAACAATTGCACCGAGCGATTGGCAGGAAGTAGCGAAACAACCGTATTTTGTCGGGAGCAACGCTATGGAATGGGCTACAACCAGTGGAATGAAATCTAAATCGCAAGATACAAACCTTGGACTTGTCGGGGGAGAGAACTATACAATAACCATTGTTGCCGACGGGCAAACTTATACCAAAATAGAAACAGCATCGTCAGATATGGGTATGACAATGATTATTTGCCAACTTACAGATGATATATTCGTGTCTATCTATGATGGAATGAATGTATCAACAATGGAGCCAGGCACAGGCTCTATGTGTTTGATAGATGGCTTGGCAGAAACAACGACAAGTTTTATAATCACAAGTTTCGTCGGGGAAGGACTTGCTAAAACTATACAAGCAACCATTTCCGACAGCGCAATCAAAGTCAATTCAGCGGTTACGATGTACACGAACACGAGTGAGAAAATAGCCGCAGGAGAAAAGACGAACGGAAGTATAACACTAACCGCACCGAGCGTTCCGAATGCAGTTATATCTTACAGCCTTGAAATCGTCGGGACTGATACGGAAGGACTTTTTGAACTTGTAAATATTACAGATGCCGCAAATGTTCCGCAATGGCATACCATATACGAAAGCAGTACGCCTGTCATAAAAGCGGAATTGAGCGAAGCAATACAAGCGGGAAAATTGTATAAAATTACAATAAGCGGGGCAGAACGTATAGTTTTAGCAATCAACGCGGAAAACCTTGTTTATTCTCAAACTATGTTAGGTACATCTAACGGAGTGGCAAACTCAATATATAACAATGTTTTTCAATTTGATTGTGGAATAAAGTCTTATGATAGCACAAGCACTGCAAATACATTCAAACTTAAAACGGCAAGTCAATATGTGATAAACTCATCGGGAATACAAAATGTTCAGTTTATAAACAACGATACCACAGAAGAAAAAATAACCTTTACCAAAGTAGAAGTATATCGCTAATACAAGGAGTAAATTATGGAAGAAAAAATCTTACTTATCGGCAAACTAATACAAGAGGGTATCGAGGGCGAAGCGAAAGCATTAAAGGACTACAACCGAGAACTCGCGGAAATCTATGCCCTTGACGCGGAAACGGGCGACAAATGCGCTCCCGTCATTGCGGAAATCATATCCGACGAACTCAATCACATCGCTAAACTTACGGCATTATACACCGAACTTACGGGCATTGCCGAGAACAAGGAGTAATTATGGAACTGAACATTAAACTTATCGGAAACATCGGCAGACTGAACAAGCGAGAGCCGTTCATCATTGCAGACAACGAAAAACTTGTCTTAAACTTCTCTTGTGCAACACCGCTGACAGATTATTATATCGAACTCAAAAACGGCGACAAATCGGCAAAATATAGGCTTAACGCCGTGTCCACCTATGAAGTGCCGAACGAACTCTTACAAGCGGGTACTTTGGAAGTAACGGTCAGCCTTTTGTATTGCGGGAAAATCGTCGTAACCTACACTGTCGAGCCTATCATCATTGCTCTTATTGACAACGGCTACAAGGGCTTTGCGGAACTCGACGAAGTCAAGGCGAAATACGACCTGCTTATGGCGAATTACAACGAACTTGTCAGCAAGATAAATCAAGTCATCGACACAGCGAACAGACAACAGGAAGATATACAGAAACTGTACAACGCTGTCGAACAAGGCGAGTTTTAAGCGTGCTACCGCTCAAAAATCTAACTGCTCTCGTCGGGTAGCAACGGCACGGGCAAAGGAGTAATTTATGGTAACTTTATCACTTACAGCAGAGCAAATCGACCAACTTCGCAACATCGCGGCAGTCGGTGGCAAATGGCTTATGGCGGCTTTCACCGCTCTCGGCGGACTTGCAGGCATCGCAAAAATCATCACGACTTTTGTCGCAAGGAAGAAACCCGTCAAACTCAATCAATCGGACTACGAAGCAATCGCAAACGCTATTGTTGACAAGACCAACGGCAGTATTGAAATCAATATGGCATCCGAAATCGACAAGGCAACGCGTAACAGACTTACGGAAGTCGAAAAAGTCAACGGCGAACTTGTAAAGGCTTGCAAACAGTTAGTCAAATCGCAAAAGGCAATCGCAAACGCTGTTTCAGACTTTAAGACTATATCCACGAGCGCAAGAGACGAACTCAAAGCAAGTATGAACGACCTTGCGGACGGCGAAAACGGGCTTGTGGCGGTCGAAACACCGAAAGTCGATAAACCTATCGTCAAAATAGAAAAAGTGGCAGAAAACGAAAATACGCCCTTGTATTAAGGGGGTGAGAGTATGAAACGAAACCCGAAAACCATAATGTCGGCTATAATGGAGTACATTGTGCTTATCGCGCCGACTGCGGGCTATGCTATTTACTCGTACACGGACACCCTACAATACACGATGTCCGCGAACTCAAAAGGCTTCTTTTGGACACTCATAAGTCTTGCTATTCTTTGTGCTATAATCTACGGCATTTTTAAGTCAAGGTATGACGAGTATCTTAAAGGGTACTACCAACACAAGGCAGACTTAAAGGTTGCGGATAACCCGTCGGAACTGTTAGTCAAGACCGTGGCGAAAGAAGAAAAGGTCGTATCTAACATAACCTACATACCGATTATGTTCTATCTTTTAATGGCGTTGGCTGTTTTGTCGGCGTTCCGCGATGCGATTGAAAAACTTGAACTCATTATCGAAATCATTGCGGCGAGCGTGTTCGGCAAAATGTGCTTGCATTGCTTGACAACTCATTTGCGGGAAGTTGCGACAATCAAAAAGGACGGTGAAACCGAATGAGTAGCGAACGAAAAAGAGTTGTGCTTGTTGGTAGTCGAATTACAATCAACGCGGCAATATCGTTGTGTATCACTGCGGCGTTGATTTTGTCGAGTTTCTTTATCTTCAAGGGTATCGAAACGCATGTATCGGGAAAGGACTTTTGGATACAAAAATCGGTTATGGCGGTCGCTACGTTCTTGTTGATGTTCTCTATTGCGAACGTTACCGAAAACATAATGCTTGCCAAAGACAAGGATATTAACGACCGACTGAACGCGTTAGACACGCATTATCAGACCATTATGGCGAACTACGAAACCGCCGACCTTGAAACCTACATCGAGAACTTGAACAAGGCAAACAAGTATAAGAATTATATTCATAAATGGAAGAAGAAACTCCGTTTCGCAAGTAGGTTTAAGAAGTGGGGAACACCGAAAAGGCTTGAAAGAATAAACAATGCGTTGACCGTTACGGCAGAAGAACTTTGGGAGAGCGGACAAAAGGTCAAGTATCATCGGATAACTTTCAGCCAAATGGTGAGTGGAGCGAACGATGTATCACCGAACGATGACGAGAGCGATTTAAGGTCGCACAAAGCCCGTTACGGCGCACAAAAGTTCGGCTGGAAGATTTTATCACTCGTTGCGTTTGGGGCGTTCTCGGGGCAATTATTGTACTCGTGGCAAGACTTCAACAAGGGTATGATTATCCCGCTTATCTTTCAATGCGTAACGATTTTAATCTCAATCTATTCGGGAATATGTTTTGGATGCGCGATGAACGAGAGAACGAAACAGACCTTGAAACGAAAGTTAAAGATTTTCTCGCAGTTTAGGTACAAGATGAACAACAAAGTCAACGGCGTTGCGAACTTGGGCGTGGAAGTAATCAAAGACTTGGAAGTCGAACGAGCGAAAGAAAAGTCAAATAACCCTATCAAGCGGACTTTTGACGATACCTTTGGTAGCGCACAGCCCGTTAAAGCGGGAGCGTTCGTCGGAAAACTCATATCTTCTACAATAGATATTGAAGCGGAAAAACTTGCTAATTAAAAGACAAAACCCTCGGCATTTCGTCGGGGGCTTTGCTTTCCAAATCGGAGTGTAAAAATGATGTCAGTCGTTCGTGTGGCGACAATGTTATTATAGCATACCGATTAAGGCTTGTCAATACCAAACCATATTTTTTTTGCGTTTTCGGGCAATTTATAATGCTCGGCGGGTTTAGTTTTTGCAAATTTTATAAAAAATTGCAACAAAAGTATTGACAAATGCGAGAAAGGGGTGTATGATATAAGAGTAATCGATATTTGGTGAGTGATAGCATTGAGTATCGGCAAACTGAATATCGGTTATCCATAGCCGCTTAAACAACCCTGCCTATCACTTTAAGGGAAGTTTAAGTGGTTTTTTTTATGGATAAAAAGAGATTGCTTATGGCAGAATATAACAAACAAAGGTATTATTGGATAAAACTTACCGACCATTTTTTGACAAGCGACACGGTGGATTTTTTACTTTCGCAAAAGAACGGCGCAAACTATGTTGTCCTGTATCAAATGCTTTGCTTAAAATCGGTAAACTCAAACGGTTTACTTGCAAGACAAATCGGTGAAATCATTGTCCCCTACGATGTTGAAAAAATACAAAGAGATTGCAAACACTTTGATATTGACACCGTTCGGGTGGCTTTGGAACTCTACAAGAAACTCGGACTTGTCTATGAACAGCAAGACGGAATATTGCAGATTGTGGATTTTGACAGGCTTATAGGAAGTCAAACAATTTCCGCCGAAAAGAAACAAATTCAAATCGCAAATAGGCAAAGTGGAAAACAAGGTGGAATAAAGGTGGAAAATTTTCCACCAGATATAGAGATAAAGAGATTAAGAGATAAAGAGATAGATATTAAAGATATAGAAGAAAAAGACATAAATGTAGAAAAAGAAAGCCCGACGGACAAGCCGTCGTCGCCCGCTCCAAAACACAAGTATGGACAATATAAGAATGTTTTATTGACTGAAAAGGAATATAACACGCTTATCGGAATGACCGACGGAAAGGAAGCAATAGACTTTTATAGCGAATACCGTGCTTATAAGGGTTATACGGCAAAGAGTGATTACTTGGCTATAAGAAAGTGGGCTTTTAATGGGCTTAAAGAGCAACGGCAAAAACAAAAAGCGAATGGCGAGCAAGTTGCGCCGCAAGAAGAACTCATTAAAGGCAAATACACAAGGGCGCAAGTTGAAGAATTTGCGAAACAACTAAACATAAGTTATGAAAAAGCATTAAAGTGTTGTGGGGGAGAATAAAAATGAAACGAAACAAAGAACTGTATTTTGACGCATTAAGGAACTATAAACTTGCAGACGACGAAGTTTTGCGGGACGGCGTGATTTATTGCGCGAACTGCAACACGATAAGGGTGTTTCCTGATTTTGTGAACGACGACGGAACGCTGATACATATCGCTTGTCAGTGCCGTGATATGGCGCATCGGAAGTTGGAGAACGCCGAGAAAGAGTGGGCGAGAAAACAAAAGATTGCACAGTTAAAGGAAATCTCGCTTATGGACGAAAGATATTCGACGGTATCGTTCCTGAACACGAGAACGGACAATCCCGAACTTAAAAAGGCGTATGACAAGTGTGTCGATTATTGCCTTAACGCACAAAAGAACTACTATGACGGCAAAGGCGTTTACATAAGCGGGGAAGTCGGAGTGGGCAAAACGCACTTAACGGCGTGTATGGCGAACGAACTGTTGGAACAAGGCTTTAAGGTCAAGTTTACGAACATAAGCCGAATTGCCGACCTTATTCTGACGAACGACACGACCGAACTCAATCAAGTGCGAAATTGCGACTTTCTGTTTATAGACGACTTCGGCAAAGAGTTAGTATGGAAAAACGGCTCGGACGGGTGGTTGCAACAAAAAGTGTTCAATCTTATCAACGACCGTTACAACGCGATGCGACCGATGATATTCTCGTCGAACTACACGCTTATGGACTTGTTGGCGAAACACTATGACCGCGCGACAATCGACAGAATAAGGGAAATGAACGAGCAGATTGAAGTCAAAGGGGAGAATTGGCGTTAAGCCGACTTATAAGGAGTGAAAAAATGAACGAACAAGTAGCATTATGGGATATTGACGAAACACTTACAGATTATAAGGCAATCAAATCCACCGATTGGAAATGGAATATGGCGACCGATTATCCTGAAAAAAACGGACTTACTGCATTCTCGTGCTTCGCGTGCGGTGGCGGAAGCACAATGGGATATAAATTATGTGGGGTTGATGTTCTTGGTTGTTGCGAAATAGATAAGAAGATGAACGACGTATATGTTGCAAATCATCACCCGAAATATAACTACCTTATGGATATTCGCAAATTCAACGAACTTGAAGATCTGCCCGAAGAACTTTATAACCTTGATATTCTTGACGGCTCACCGCCTTGTACAACATTCTCAATGGCAGGCGAAAGAGAAGATAGTTGGGGGAAGAAAAAGAAATTCCGCGAGGGACAATCCGAGCAAACTCTTGATGATTTATCTTTCGTTTTCATTGATACGGTCGCAAAACTTCGTCCGAAAACGGTAATTATGGAAAATGTTGAGGGACTATTATTGGGCAATGCGTATAAATATGTTGAGAAAATATATGCAAGGTTCAGAGAAATAGGATATACGGTGCGGCATTGGCTGTTAAAGGGCGAAGATATGGGCGTTCCGCAAACAAGGCATAGAGTGTTTTTTGTCGCAACAAGACTTGATTTTGACTTGTCAAATATTGACCTTACATTCAATTATGAGCCGATTACCTATGGGGATATTATGACAGGACAGCATACTGTTGAGAGTGGCAAAATAGCAGAAGTTGCGAAACTGTCAAACGAAGAAGATAATCTCCTTGGTGATACAATGATGAGGCTATATAATAAACGTACATATTTTAGCGAACGTATTGTTTACCGAAATAAAATTTGTCCTACTATTACTGCTGGTGGTAGTGATATATGGATTGAGAATTGGGGAGCGAAAATTAACCAAAATGAAATCATAAATGCACAAACATTCCCACAAGATTATAATTATTGCGGGCAAAAACCTAAATATATATGTGGTATGAGCGTTCCGCCGATTATGATAAAAAGACTTATGACAAGGCTCATTGAGAGCGGGTTATACAGTTATAAACTCAATAGATAAGCAATGCACCGTTTGGGCGGGAACGGCGTAAATAAACAAAAACATAATAAAATAACACCCTTGTCGGGAAACCGCCCTTTCTCGACTGACACAAAAAGGACTTTACAAAATCACGGGAGTATGATATAATGAGTAAATCAAGAGCGAACGAACTATTGCAGGAACTACATACCAACCTTACGGCAAATTGGACGGGGAAAGCACGCTTCTCGTCGTCGGATGCAATAAAGATGTGTCGGGAGATTGTCTATGAATACGATAACGATGATAGTAATGGGGATAACACTGCTGATAGTGTTTCCAATGTTGGCAAATTATGACTGATTTCGATGAAAAGTGGAAAGAATACCGTAATCGGGCGATACAGGCGTTAGGAGCGGCGATTGTAATCACCTTGATAGTTGTTGCGAACATCGGTCTTATAGCGTGCATAGGGCGTTTATCGGCGCAACAAACAAAGTATCTTCTGTATGCTCAATGCGGGCTTGTTGATATACTCGGAAGCGTGGGAATGATACATTGCTATCATTACTTTGACAAATGGAAGGAGAAGAAGAAAAATGGGAATGATACAAACAAATGACGGTAGGGTTATTGTTGCTATACCGTCGATGCGGAAAATCGGAGATAGTAAATGGGCGGTTTATTTTATGGAAGATAACCAACTTTATACTGCGATATACTACACGGAAGAAAAGGCACGGCACAGATATGAGAAAGAACTTGAAAAATGCACTCGATAACGGGTGTGTTTTTTTGTGCGAAAAATTTTTGAAAAAACTTTGAAAAAAATATTGAAAAACTATTGACAATAAGACAGGACGGGTGTATAATGTAATTGTAAAGATTAAGAAAGGCGCAAGCCAAAGGAGAAAGATATGAACGCGAGAGAATTAGCGGAAAAGCACGGCGTGAGCCATACGCTTATCTACAATATGGCAAAAAAACTCGGCAGATTGCCGACGGACGAAGAAGTCGAAAACCGCAACCGCAAGACGGGCAGACCGCAGAAGTACAGGAGTATCGAAGATGAAAACGACGGAAAATAGTTGTTATAACTGCCCGAACAGAAAGGAAGCCTGCCACGATAATTGCGAAGTTTACAAAGCGTGGAAAGCCGAGTATCAGCGCAAGGAAAAGGAAGAAACGAAGACACGCAAAGCGTACTACAACTACGTCTATTATAGGAGTAAGGACTGATGTACACGGTATATTGCGGAAGAGTATGTTGCAATTTCAGCAAGTTAAGCGATGCGGACTATTTTGCAAGGAAGAACGGCACAGTGGTATTCGGTATCGCAAGAACGGAAAACGAAAAAGGGGTGAAAAATGAAAATGGTAGCAAGTACAATGTTAACAGACGCGTATGGTGATTATTGGAGCGACGGCACAAAGGTCGAGAAACTTGAAGCGATTGAAAACGCAATCAGCGAGATTGAAGAACTGGGCTTTGACACCTACGCAAAGAGAACCCTTGCAAAACTCAAAGAAATGCGAGAATACTGCAAAGAAGATATCAAGGAAGAAGCGGAATTTGAGGGCGTGTGTCCTTATTGCGGAGAGTATCTGGAATATGATGAAAGAAGCGGAGAATACGAGTGCCATAATTGCGGATACAATGGCGGATATGTACCCGACGACGACAGACTTGAAGATTACTGACGAACTTCCGACCGCTGACGACCTTATCGAACTTATCGAGACCTTGAATGCGGTCAAGGCGGAGAAGATAGCAAGACTTGAACGATACATTGAGTATCGCGAAAACCGAAACAAACACGACCGTGACGATATTGAGCGGTTGAAAGAATACTTAAAGGAGTGCAAAAAATGAAATTCAGAACATTGAAAGAAGATGAAATCGAGTGCCGAGTGGGACAAATCAGCGCAAAGGGCTTTACGCTCTTATTGTACAAGAACGCAAGGGTAGATATGGACTTGCTGGACGAAACAGTCGGAGCAGGAAATTGGCAACGCGACCACAAAGAACTCAAAGGCAACATCTATTGCGGAGTGTCGATTTGGGACGAAACCAAAAAGCAATGGATAACCAAATGGGACTGCGGAACGGAAAGCAACACCGAAAAAGAAAAAGGCGAAGCGTCGGACAGTTTCAAGCGTGCGTGTGTCAACGTGGGCATCGGCAGAGAACTCTACACATCGCCGTTCGTATGGATAAGCGACCACGTTAAGGAACGCAACGGCAAGTATGTTCCCGACATCAGAAATATGAAAGTGCAGGAAATCGGTTATACCGACGACCGCAAGATTAACCGACTTGTCATTATAGGCGACGGCGAAGTCATATTCGAGTACGGCAAGGAAACGCCGAAAAAGGCGGCTAAAACCGACGAAACACCGAAAGCCGATAAATGGAGCGAAGCAGAACGCAAAGTGTTTGAAATGGGCGAATTTACGGAGCAGAACATCGGATATATCAAGACCGTGGAATTGAAATACGACAATCGTTACAACGGCAAGACCGTCGGAGACCTGACGTATGAAGAAATTATCGACCTTATCGGCACGACAAAAAGTCAGTGGCTGAAAGACAGATTGTGTACTTACAGATATTTTTTGGCGCAGACGCGCATCGTGGGCGAAGAAGAAACGCCGTTTTAAGATATGATAGAATTCACAAGCAAAAAACCAAAGTTATCAATAAGCCTTGACGGGGCGGTTGAAGTAACGTTCACCGCTCCACGGGCGAAACTTGAAGCCTTAACCAACCTTGCGGACAAGGACTTTGACATTACGGTTAAGCAACACCGCGAGAAGCGAAGCCTTGATGCAAATGCGTATGCGTGGGTTTTAATCACTGCGATTGCGGACGAACTGCGGGCAAGCAAAGACGAGATTTACTTTGAGATGCTGAAAAAGTACGGGCAAGGCGAACTCATAAGCGTTAAGACGGGCATCGACATAAGCGGGTTTGTCAAGTACTCCGAAGTAGCAGGATATGGAAAGGTCAACGGTGTCGAGTTTACGCATTATAGAGTTTATAAAGGCTCGTCGGAGTACGACACAAGAGAGATGGCGATTTTTATCGACGGGATAGTATCAGAAGCGCAGGCATTGGGAATTGACACAAGAACACCCGAAGAACTTGCGGAAATGAAATCTCTATGGGAGAACGGGAAATGAACAACAAACAACGATACGCAATCTTGCAAAAGAACAAAAGAGAATGGCTCAAATTTTACGACCTTAAAGACGAGAGCGGAATATACATACTCACGCGCTACGACGACAACGGTTTCAAGTTTGCTTATGTGGGACAAGCGAAAAAGGTGCTTACGCGACTTGCGGAACACCCGATGGGATATAAACAACACATTGATTTTTCTTTACGCAAACACGGCATCGGCGCACCGTTCGCCAAAGACGACAAATGGAAATGCGAAAAGGTATTTTATTGTCCCGAAAACGAACTCAACGATTTGGAGCAAGAGTGGATACGCAAGTGCCACGAACTCGGTTATCAGTTGCTCAACAAGACAACGGGAAGTCAAGGGCAAGGCAAGCAAGCATTAGGCGAGCAAAAACCCGCAAAAGGCTATTACGACGGAATTAAGCAAGGGCGCAAGAAAGTAATCGACGAGATAAATAACAGGCTTACAAAGGGCGATATTCGGCTTGTAATCGAAAGCCCGAACAAGCGCAAGGAACAACACCTTGCTAAACTTATGGAACTTTTAGGGGAAAACGACAATGAAGATACGGAACACGGCGGAGATTGTTAAGGAGATTTTGGAACAGAAGCCGAGAGCGAGAGATTGCGATTTTGTCCTTTACGGGTTTGTGTTGAACAAGTACGGATATTCGGTCAGCATACCGTTCAACGAGTTGGCGAACTTGGTAAAGGCGGACGAACTGCCGTCAATGGAAACCGTGGGACGAGCGAGAAGAAAGGTTATGGAACTCTATCCGTCATTGCGGGGCGACAGTTACAAGGTCAGACTTGACAACACAGCGGAGTATATAGAGTTTGCAATGGATAAAAGCGTATGAAATCAATCATTCAAGGCGATAGCGAAGATAAGTGTTACATTTGCGGACGGCTTGTACGCAATGAATATATGAGTTGTGATAACAAGATTACCCGTCCCCCGCAATCGTGGATGCACGTTGAAGATTTAGGAGAAGAAGAATGAAACAAATCAGAGCGTTAAGAGCGAACGGCATCGTAATGTTGGTATCCTCGGTGATAACAGCCGTATGTGTTGGAGTATGTTGGAAGCACTTTCCGATTGCAGTTCAAGCGATATATATCTGCATAGCGTTGATGTTTATGGTGTTCGGCGGAGTAATGGTAGGACGGAGCATTTGGTTGAATAAACAAGTAAAGGAGAACGAAAAATGACAGGAGCGGAAATAGTTGCACTAATTTGGTGTGTGGGTATTATAATTGTACTTGCAGTAATAGCGTGGATGGGCTATGATTGTAGTGTTACCACAACTATTCAAGACATTGTAGAAAAACACAGAACGAAAAACAAAAATAAAATCGTAAAAGAACTTAGGAAACTCGACAAAAAACCTGACCTTATTCTGTGTGAGCCATATCATCTTGAAGCAAGATTTGACGATATGCTAACAGATATTATCGGCGTTCCCATAGTTTACGCAGGTTTATCGGGAAAGCCATATGTGTTTGTGTGGCTTACTGATAGCGCAATGAAATTAAACGAACAATGCGAAAAAATATTAAAGGAGCAGAAAAGATGAAAAAACTTTTAATCGTATCAATCATAGCAATAATGTGCGTGTGCCTTGTCGGATGCGTGGAAGAAGAAAAGCCTGTCGAAATCACGGCGACCGCAACGACCGTTAAAAGCATCGGTGAAGTCAAAGCAAGCGATTATAACGACGGCTATCATTCGGACGACTATTTTATCGAAGTAACGACAAACGCCGATGTGGGGCTTTTAGACGGCGAAACTTTTAATTATGTGCTGTTGATGTGCAAGGACGGCGAACTGCTGGAAGTCATCAGACCGATAAAGGAACTGTCGCAAGACAAGATTGTGTTCCATACGAACTTTGCACTGAACGAGCGGGAATTTGTTTTGAGCATCGCAACGGGCAACGGAACGTATAAGGTAGTTAAGTTATGAAAAAATCGTTCAAATCACTCATTATAGTACTTATTATAGTAATGTGTATAGTGGTATTAACGGGGTGCGTAACACGGTCGCGAATGATTGATAAGCCGACGAATTCATTAACGATACGGATGACGGACGGCAATATCGCCACATATCGGGGGCAAATCAAGAACATTGAAGAAACGAAGAACCTTATCATTCTTACGGTTGATTACGGGAACGGCATTGTATCCACCGTTGTATTCAACAAAGAGAATATAATTTATGTCGCATATGCTTGACAAGCGGTCAAAGTTATGGTACAATGGTTGTATAACGAATAGGAGAACAGCCTATGATTTTATCGGTGAAACTTCATAGGAGCGTAAAGTAGACAGGGAAGCCTGTCTATTTGCCGTTGTAAACAGAATGAGATTTACGGACGAAAACAATAACATATCAGTCAAGGACATACGCATTAAGGGCGACAAGGCATCGGGACAGCCGATAACGAAACTTGCAATGTACGAGAACATAGCAGACACGCCTGCGGAATTTGCGAAGATAATCAGGTCGGCGCAAGAGATGTTGGACGGCATTGCATTCACGCCGAAGCAGGCGGAAACAGTCAAGAGTGTTGTTCAGAGCAGGGCGGCAGAAGCCGTACAAAGGGCTGTGGACGCTATTTTAAGGGAACTTGAAGAAAAGGGTTATACGGAAGCGAAAGAAGCGATACAACGATTTGTGGGGGCGGAATAATGGCAAGTAACATAGTAAGGATAGCATACGGGGTTGTTAAGGGCGCGGGCATTGACACGAGCGATATGACGGTTGATGAAGTCATAGCGAAGATGAACGAGTTGCAAGATAGTGACAAAGGTGTCGAAGCGCGACCTGGACGAGAAGAAACTCAAAGAGAAGGGCTATACCGCGGAGCAGTTGAAAGACAAGAGCAATAAAGAGATCGAGAAGAAAGCGGAACCTTATCAGCCGAAAGATTATCGAGGGAAGGCATCTTTCGGAACGGGAAGTGATAGCAATAGCGGATATAGTGGGTACTCTATGAGCAATCGTGCCGTAGAAGCGTATGCGAGCGGAGAACAGCCCTTATCGAAGTGGAGTAAAGACGATATCCTTGAAGCAATCAAAGAGATAAATCCTGATATATACGACGATGCCAAAAAACTGTCGTTGGGAACCCTTAAAGACCTTGCATTGTCGCAATCGTCGTGGCATCACACAAGTAACTATTTCAACAAAACGGACTTTTATGCGATAGACGAAGACGACATTAAGGAACTCACGAGCGAGAAGATCGCGGAAGCGGCGAAAGAGCAAAAAGAAGAAAACGAGAGAATAAAACAGGCAAAGGCGAAAAACAAGGACACCGTAATTACGGCGAAGATACACTATACTGAATGGGTAGGCGGCGGACGATACAAGAAACCCGTCGAAAAAGAAGAGATAGTATCATACAGCCCTAACGACAGTATGATTAATACGGCGAGCGGAAGCAAACGCTTAACGAGTGTCAGGGTGATTGAGGCGTTCAAAGACACAAAGCCGATGACCGAAGAACAATTCGGTAAGGCGAGCGCGAAGAAGGCAAAAGACGAAGCGAAAGCCGCAAAAGAAAGGTGGAAAAAAACCTTTGAAGAGAGTATTGAACATATAAGAGAAGCGGGCAATACCGAAGAGGTCATTGAGACTTATCGCAAACTCGGCAAAGATGGATTTGACATATCGGCAAGCGGAAAGTATTACGCAAAGGGAAGAAAACCTGATGCGGCGAATTATAACAATCCGAACTGGTTTAAGAAAGGCGAGAAGAGACTTGTCTATGATAGTTGGCGAGATAAGTACGATATCGAAGTCTATAACGGCAAGGAATGGGAGCGAAAAAAATAAACGGAGGTGAGATGTAATGACCAAAGCCGAACGGGAAGCATGTAAGGCAGAATTCATTACAGGTAACTACCGAACATTAGCAGAATACGCGGACGCGCACGGTTATAGTAGAACATATATACGAGAGATAGCGGCAGACGATTCGTGGCTTGCGGACAAAGAGAAGCACAACAAACAAATAACACACAAAATACTTACACAACACAAGAAGGAAGCGATAAATACGCTTACAGCACGCCGTGAGATGATGGAAGACATAAAAAGCACATTGTTGAAGCGGGTGCAGGAGAAGTTATCGGAAGCAACCTTAACGGCAAACGAGATGAACTTATTAGCGAACGCAGTGGTCAAGATTGACACTATGGACAGTGGTGCGATTGAGACAGCGGACAGCGAACGGGAAGCGTTAGAAAAGGTAGTAGAAGCCTTAGAGGGGGCAATATGCCGAGGCAATTAACATTTACGGATAAGCAGTTACAATGCTTGAAGACACCGACGAAGACCTGGAACATATGGTGCGGAGCGGTACGAAGCGGTAAGAGTTTTGCCACAATAATGCAGATGCCCTTAAAGATAAACAAGCATTACGACGAGCCGTGCCTTATAGTAGCAAAGACGCTCGCTATGGTTGAGAAGAACGTGTTGAGCGTATTGCGAAATCAATACACGGATAGGTTTATAGGGTTTATCAAGAGTACGGCTGATGGCAGGCGAGTAGTAAACATATTCGGCAAGGAGATAGACTGTGTCGGAGCGAACGATGCGAGAAGCGCGGCGAAGATACACGGAACGGAGTACGGATATGTGTATGGCGACGAAGTAGTCTTGTGGGACGAAGCGTTTTTCACGATGTTGCAGTCAAGGTTAAGCCTTGCGGACAGTGAGTTTGACGGAACTTGCAACCCTGAAAGCCCGTCGCATTATCTGAAACAGTTTATGGATAGCCCGACATTCGACGGGAACTGTTTCGAGTTTACGCTGTGGGATAACCCGTATCTACCAAAGCATTACATAGAAAGGTTAGAGAACGAGTACAGGGGAACGATATATTACGACCGTTTCATTTTAGGCAAATGGACGAGTTGCGAAGGTCAGGTCTTTCCGCTGTTCAGGAGAGACAAGCATTATATCACGCCTGACAAATACACCGAACTGTTCAATGAAAATATGGGCAAGATACGGTATTGTATTGTAGGCGGAGACGGGGCAACAACGAACGATAGTACGGCGTTAGTGCCTTTGATGATTTTCTCGGACGGACACGCTTGCGTGGGTGATATATTCTATCATAACCCGAAAGAGAGCGGACAATTATCGAACGCTGACCTTATTCCCTATATCCGACAATGGTACGATGATATAATCAGGAAGTACGCATTGGACAGGGGCGGGGTTAGGTTTTATACGGCAGTGGACTGTGCGGCGGCGGACTTGGTGCTGACGATGCGGAAGAACTTGCCGACGAACTATAACATTACGGCGATGACGAAGAAGTCTATCACGCAGACGACGGATGTTGTGAACAACGCCTTTGCGAGAGACTTGGTACATATTCTTGATGTTGGTGGGACTTATAACTATGTGAGACGAAGATTTGAGAGCGGAGTGTCGCAGTTGGTTATAGACCTTGAACGGATGATATGGGCGAAAGGCAACGAAACTTACGATGCGAGCGTTCCTAACGACGTGGCTGACGCGTTTAGGTACGCCGTGAATACTTATTACAATAACCCGCTGAATATGTGGGACACGCCTGATTTCGGGCAATAGAAAGGTGAATTATGGACTGTGATTTTAACTCATTAGAATTTGCACCGTGGCAGACTGGGGCGGCGTTCAACGCGTATCACACTTACAGTTTCGTCAACAACAGTGTATTCTATTCGATGATACCGTCGTATTATCGGGAATTTATGAAGCGTTATGTGCAGAATGCTTTGTGGTGGAACGATGGCTGGGTGCCGTATTTCCACAATCAGGACAAGGGCATTTTGTCGACGAGACTGGCGGGAGCGATTGTTGATAGAGTAGCAAGAAAGGTTGCAGGCTCGCGCATTATGTACAAAAATGTGGGCGAACTCAAAGACGATAAAGGAAGCAATGTAACCCGTAACTTTATAGCCGACTGGGCGAAAAGAGTAAGGTTTGAGAGTGCATTAAAACGCGGCATTAAGTACGCGGCGGCGGGCGGTACGGCATTGTTGAAGACGAACAAAAACGCTGACGGCGATTTGTGGGTAGAGAGTTTAAGGTTTGACAGATTTATCCCCACGGTGGATGCCGCAACGGGGCTTGTGCGCGATGTGAAATGCTACCTGAACTTTGTCATTGACGAGAACAAGAGTAAGGACGGAGAGAGAACGGGCGCGTATTGCCTTATAGAGCATAGGTATTTCGGGGAATATACCACGGTGACGGGCGAAGTCATAAAGAACGCCGCATTGGTGGAGTACGAAGTAACAAGGGCTTACGGGAGCATTACGAACGGAGAATTCGTCGGGAACTCTTACGAGCGCATAAAGTGGGTAAATTTGCCCGACAAGATAAGAAAAGCGTTCAAGGACAATTACGGCACGGTGAGACTTGATGAGCCTATTTTAATGCCTTTTAAGGACTGGCTCGGTTGCGAACTTATGAACTGGACGGACGGGATAACGGGAATGCCTGGAATGCCGTTTGGCGAAAGTTTAATCTTGAAAGCGATACCGTTCTTGCAGGAATATGACTATCTTACAAGTGTCTATGGAACAGAGATGTACCTTGGGCGCGCAAGGGTTATATTATCGCAAGGGCTTGACAGCGGAAGCAACAGAGCGGGGCTTGCTGGCGGTTGGGATAGCGCATTGAACGACCAGGCATTCGTGAGAACGCCGAGTGTAAATCCCGAAGACGATAAACCTTTGCCGATACAATTCGAGATACGCTCGGAAGCATTGGCGAAGATGAGAAACAATCTGCTTGAAGCAATAGCGGTGAACGTGGGGATATCCCCGTCAACATTGGCACCGTTCTTACAAGATAGCAGTGCGAGAACCGCAAGGGAAGTATCCACGGAAGAGAACGAAACGGCGGCGTTTGTTGCGGACACAAGGTCTGTGCTGGAAACGGCGATAAACGCAACCTTGAAGCATATATGCGAATACTATCGCGCATTGCATCCTGAACTTTTGGATACGGTGGGAATAAGGTGGTCGCAGGCTGGATTGTCTAACCCGTATATGACGACGGAAATGATGACACAGCAGTACAACGCAGGTCTTATCAGCCTTAAAGGAGCAATATCGGCATTGAACCCTGACGAAGACGAAGCGCAGATTGACAAACTTGTCGAAGAAGCGAAAGCGGATGCAATGGGACACGCTGATTTTAACGATAAGGACTATTATGATAACGAGACAGTTGAACCCGCAGGCGATAACGCTTGAAGACGCACAGGGTGAGATTAAGAAGACCATAAAGGACGCATATCTTGCGGGGAAGAGCCGCAGAGAGACCGAACGGCTTGTTGCTTTAATCATTGCGGCGGCGGTCAAGAAACTACATACTCCTGCGTTGATAGATTGCGCTCCACGGTCATTGTGGGCAATGGCGAGAAAGGTGTACAGTAACTTCTCAACGCTGAACGCAGAGACCTTGAAAACCATTGCAAAAGGTGTCCCGACGGGGCAGTATCCGAAAACCTATATGAAGCAAGTCAACGACACCTTACGGAAGATAGCGGATATACAAGCATTGGATGCGGACGATGTTACGGGACGAAACTCGTTGAGAAACCGTGCGGAGATGGAAGTGCGGTACGAGTATCATCAGAACGAGATTGCGGACTTTAAGAAACAAGGTGCGAAGCTAGTTATATGTAGCACGCACGCGGACTGTTCAGATAGGTGTTATCCGTGGCAAGGTAGGGTTTATAGTTTAGACCACACAACGGGTATTACGGCGGACGGAAAGCGGTATATTCCGCTCGAAACGGCAACGGATATATATTATACCACAAAGGCAGGAAAAACCTATAAGAACGGCTTATTGGGCTTTAACTGCCGACACAGGTTATACGAGTACAAAGACGGAATGCAGGTGCCTTATGTTTCGGCAAAGGAACAGAAGCAAGAGTATGCGATAACGGTGAGACAAAGGCAAATGGAAACGCAGATAAGACACTATCGGGAAGAATACCTGATTTACCACGGCACGACCGATGAAGCGTTGGCGCAGAGAGCGAGAAAAAAGGCGATAGCACTGAATAAGCGATACATTGCTTTCAGCCAAAAGAACGAAAGGGCGTACTATCCCGACAGGGTTAAAATCATATAAGTCAATAACAGTAGCAAAGTTTGCGGTTTGGACGGAGAGAACGGTACAGCCGTTGTAGAACGGACTAAAAGACGGGACGGCGGGGAACTGTTGGAGAATAGAATATTCTAAATACATTAAAAAGGAGCAAAACATTATGGCAATTTTTGGTAGAAAAAAGCCGACACTCGAAGAAATCTTATCGATGATTGACGGCTTGCCCGAAGAAGATAAAACCAAACTCACAGAACACCTGACCGAACGCCACGACGAAGAAGAAAAAGCGTATGAGGAAAAGGAACAGGGTGAAGAACTCGAAGAGAAAGGCGAAGTCGAAAAGGGCGAAGAAGAAGTGGAGCAAGCGGACGAAGCACACGAAGAAGCGACGGAAGATGCCGAAAAGGCAGAAGACGAAGCCGAGGCGGACAAAGAAGATGCGGAAGAAGAAAAGCACGACGAAGAAGACACGGAAAGCGTGGACGAACGAGAAGCAGTCTTTAAGGCATACGAAGAACGAATTGCAAAACTCGAAGAAACTGTTGCGAGAATGGCTGAAAGGCTGGAAGACAAAGAATTCGGCGCAATGGGTACGGCAAACCCGACCACGGACAATGGCGAGTGGGTGGGAAGACACACAAAAGCCTATTTTGGCAGGTAAAAAATTAAAAGGAGATTATTATTATGGCAGCAAAACTTGGTAACTACAATGAACCGTTTGTAAACGGCGCAACACTCAAAAGACTGTATTCGGCAGTCGTTAAGGATAACATTTTTCAAGACCTCTTTACGAGAGACGGCGAAGCGGTAACGGAAAAATACTGCGAAGACACTTCTGTCGCGCAGGTAACCGTTCTGCGTATTCTTCCTGGCAACGGCGCGGCTCGTGCTATCGGCGCGGACACGAACGGCGGTTTCTTCAACGACAACCCTGCGTTCTTCAACCAGACCGAAGCGTACAATATCGACTTGCTCGACGTTGTTGACTTTATGATTGATATCCCCGAAGTACAGCAGGATATGATGTCCACCGACCTTGTCGCACAAAGGGCTAAAATCCTGGGCGGTCAAGTATCTCGCGCGGTCAACGCTATGACCATTGCGGCACAACTTGCAAGGAACTTCAACGATATCGCAAGCGGCAAAGTTGAGAAGAACTGGATTGTTATGGACGCATCTCCTGCAACTGGCGCATATCTCAAATATATCGTCAAAGCGAGCGCAAACCTTGACAACGGCAACCCTGACGAAGGTATCGACACCTATCCTATCGAAGAAAGGGCTATCTTCCTGCGTGCTGACTATAAGGGCGAACTTATGGCGGCTGGTCAACTCCTTGTTGGCGGCTCGAATGCGGCGCAGTATATGGTCAAAGACGGCGGTTTGTCCCCCGAAGACAAATCGGATAACGTGACTGGTTTCAGCGGTCGTATCCTCGATATGCCTGTCTATATGGCTGGTGAAGCGGTATGGAATATGGCGGCATCGTATCTCGGCATCGCTCCCGACAAAATCAAAGGCGTTAAAGGTCTTGTTGTATCGGGTATCGGCACTGGTCGTGGTCTTGCATTCAATGCGTCGATTAAACAAATCGACAGCCCGAACGGCGCAGGTCAGAGAATGCAACCTTTGTATCGCTTCGGTGCGGAATGCTGGGATGCACTTTCGGTCGTACCTATCGTCGAAAACGGCTTCACGAACCCTGCAACGTCTGGCGCGCAACTTACGGTCGTCGCTCCTGGCTCTCGTCTGTACACTGTTACTTACAGCGCAAACGGTGCAACGGGAACGGCTCCCTCAGCAGTATCGGGCAAGAAATACGGCGACGCAATCGCTCTTGCGGCAGGCACTGGCTTGACCTCTTCGGGCAAAACCTTCAAAGGTTGGGACGAAAACAAAGACGCAACCGCTCCGAAATACGCGGCGGGCGCACAATATGTTGTCAAGACCAACGCAACGCTTTACGCAATCTTTGCTTAAAGACAATAGGGGCGGGAAACCGCTCCTTATGTGCGAGTAAGAGTATAGCCGTGCAACTCGGCAAACTTGCAAGGAGACCATATGATACAGAAACCTTTTAACGATGCGGATTTAATCTACAACTACGAAGAACACAGATATGTGCCGACAACCGACCTTATATTAAGGAAAACAGGCATAGACCTTGTGAACGGCAATATCCTTAACAGCGTTGACGATGCGAACCCGTCCGAACTCGGTGATAGAGTGTTGGACGAGATAAGCGCGCATATTTACGCTACAATCTACGGAATGACGCTTAACGAGAACTATGTATCGTTTATGCTGGCGTGCGACACGGAGTACAGGGACAGGCTGAAAAGGGTGTTCGTCAACGAAGTGCGCTATGCGTTGAGAGCAGGCGACTTTTGGTTTACGCTGGAAGAAATGGAAAGAGCGAACTTCATCACAAGGGACAGCGTGAACTTGCTGAACAGACAACACTCGGAAACGGGCATAAGGCTGTTATATAGGGGCAGATTTAACGTCCTTTGCCGAAAAGTAGATTGGGAGTGGTAGAATGGGACTGAACGCACTTAACAGGAATGACAAGTATAATGTGTCGGCGGTGTATTTTAGGCGCGAACACATAAGGACGGACGGAACGGCGATGTGCGGAACACATATCAAGGTCAAGATAGAAGATAAGCGCAATAAGAGCGTAAGTCAGCCGATACAGAACCTTATGACCGACAGCACGACAATGCTTGTAAGTACAAGGAACTTGCAGGAATACGACAAGTATGACGAATTGTACCTTATGGGCAAGCGGTGGCAGATAGTCGAATTACAGACGGCTTACGAGAACACCGAGATAAACGGACTGACTAACCCGCAACTGTTGGCAGTACACTATCTTGCGTTGAACGAGTTAGGGGGTGAGCCTTTGTGGATAAGACCATAGTATATGCCGTTTGGGAAACATTCTTTTATATTCGCGACCGCGCGCCTATTCGTACAGGCAATTTGCGCTATAATGCAATGACTTACGAAATGCTCAAAACAAGAGCGAATATCTATGTGGACGAGAAAATCGCTCCGTATATGAAATATACTAACGAGAACTGGAACAACTTCCGACCGCCTTTGTACGGCAGGCAAAACCCGAACGAGGGCTGGTGGGATAGAGCCGCGCACGATGCGGTGTATGTGTTGGCTAATATGTTAGGGGGAACGGTACAAGAAGTATGATTGAAGTTAAGCAATTTGTGGATATAATCGAAAATCAATTAAACGCGCTTGCGGTCGGAAAGGACTTTACATTTAAGATATATCCGAACGAGGGCGAGTTTGTTGATGTTATACAGTCTTCACAGACAGAACTCCCGAAAGATGTAATCTATGGCGTGGTAACATTCCTGCCGAATACGACTATCCCGTTGGCAAACTTGGGTATTTTCAACATTACTGCGAGTTTGTCTATTTTGGCTCCCGTAACAAGGGGTGCGTTAAGCAACGACGACACTTACGGACACGTCAATGAGATAGCGGATATCTTGCAGAATTACTACCAACAGCAGACGGGTGCGAGTGGCACTTTAACCGACAAAAGCAACACGGCATACAAGTATGTGCTGGGCATTAACACTCCGCAGACAGGGCAAGAGAGCGTTTACGGGAAAGCAGGAAGAGCCGTGCCGTTGTCTATGGTGTTGTCGTGGCAACTCATACGGGGCGGCGTGTTGTTTACCGATGTTCACGTCATTATCGACGGAACGGAAGTCGTATGCACGGACTTCGGAGCAGAATTGAATGTCGGGCAACAAACGGACAACATCCAAAATCAAGCGTATTTGCAGTCGTATCCGCAAAGTCAGAACTTGTCGATGACGGTGCAATTACCGTACCAAAACACGGCATTGTGCAGGAAACTCATTGCACAATTATGGGACGGAACATTACAGCAGTCGTTCACGGTAAAATACTACGACGGTACAACCTACACGGAAGAAACAGCGATCACGAAGAAGATGATTGCAAGCAGAATAATCACGAACGCACAGCCTGGCACGAATATGGGCATTGTGGCAACATTTACTTTATCAAGGTAAAGAGTTATGGCGAACGAGAAACATTATATCATAACAATCAAACAAAGCGGCGGTGGCGGCGGCGGAAATGGTGAACTCCGAGAAAAGACGGGGCAAGACGAGAACGGCGCAAGCGAAGGAACTGCTTTATCTTTAAGCAAGACCGTTGCGAAAGTATGGTCAAGCACTGCATTGCTTCGTACAACATTGGATGCAACAATGCAGATTGTGTCGCGCAACGAAGGGAACAGCCTTATCAATGAAAGATACAAGGCGGTCAAGGGTGTCGGAACAACCGCATTAACGCTCGGACTTGCGTTCGCGGTGGGTGGCGTTGGTGCTGGCTTAACGGCAACAGCGGCGGTCGCAATATCTTATGGGCGACAGATTGAACAATTCAATTACGAGCGTCGGTGGGAGATGTACGGACTAACCGAGAAACGCGCAAGAGCGGGTGCGAACTTCAACAGGAGCAGGTTATGAACAATTTTCAGATTGATATATACGAATTGGGTAGTTGGAACAACCTTGACGGGTGGGTGCGACCGTTCGACCTGACCTTTGCGTTAGACGAAACGCTGGACAGTGGCTCTGTTCAAGTTACAGGAAGCACGAGAAAGGAGACAATCAAGCCCTACACGCTTATAAGACTGACGATTAACACAACGGTCAAGTATATGCTTGTACAGGACGCAAAACGCACGCAAAGCACCTTTTCGGGGACGATTAAGTACGATTGGAACATCACGCTTATCGAAACTACGAAAATGCTCGAAAGGATACCGTGCGACACAATGCGCTTCTCTAATTATTTGGGACACGACTATGCGGGCGGGATACCTATATATGCACAAATTACATATAACGATCCGAACCAAACAGGATGGTTAGATGGCGACGAATTGAGCGAAAAAGCACCGTTCTATGTGAATGCATATAATCGCGGTGTTACCATAACTATTTATGGCACTCAAAACAAATTCAACTTAAAGGCGCGTGCAACCTGGAAGAATGCATATCAAGAAGTCAAGGTCAAAAAACCCAACGGCGAAATAGTATATAGTCAGAAAACCTGGTGCGGCGATGACGGAGTATTAAATATGCCCGATGGTACTGTTGTTCTTACCGAGGCATATTATACAATAGAATATTCGGGACAAATTGCAGATGTTATACCAACAAGCGTAAATAGGGCAACTTACACGGCAACATACCAAATTGCGACCATAGAAGGCATTATACCGAAAACCAACCCGACCATAACAAGCATTGTCGAGAAGATACTTCGTTCGGGCGTAACAAGGCGTGTCTATCGTGGAACGGGTGCGCTTGACGATATAGACAAGCAACTTATCCGCTTTAACGCGGCACAGGCGGAAAAATACAAGGCAATCGAAACCGAGTACAGCACGACGAGAAACACCTTTTTTGAAGCCTTGTCGGGCGTTGGCGAGATTATCCACGCAATGCCGAGACTGAACTTTATCGACACATTCGAGTATAAGGGATACGAACTTGTGTTTGACGAACTTGGCGGCAACGACGAATATACCGTTCCGACAACTGCCGAGATGACTTACGAGCAAATGTCTTTAACGGGCGACGAATACTGCGAAGCAATCGACAGCGTGGTTGAGAATATACTTAATACGACCGATGTTGACAAGGGCGCGATAGTAGAGCCGTCCACGGGAACATACAAGACCGTAAGGACAGAACGCGGCGGGTATAAGATATCAGCCGACACGATGAGAATACAGACCGAGAGACCTATTTATAGGCTTATCAAGTTAGAAGTATTGTGCAACGGGAAAGCGGGCGATATTACGGCTTATGTCTATGAGAACGCGGAATATGAAGCCTTATCAGAATATGCGGGCGCGGTGTATCCGTACTCAAAGGCTTACGCATTGAAGTACACTTCGGGGCAGAAAGATATCACGGGGCTAACATTCAGGGACGCAGACGCTACACAAACAGCACAAGCATTTGCAAACTATGCAATCTACAACATCGTCAAACAAGCATTAGACACGGAGATATCGGACTATACGGCGTTGGCGTTCAGGGTAACCTATATCCCGTTGGTTACGGCGAGAATAACGCAGAGCAAGCCCTACACGGGGTGGGAGACGGACTTTTCGTCGAATGTGCTTATATCTAATCAAGGCGGGAATATGGTCGAGAGCGACCGCTACGGCGAACGCTTAAAGGGTTATATTGCAAGGCTGGGCAACAAACAAGTCGTACGAACTTACAACTTTGCACAGTTTGAAGATTTACCGAAATGCGGTCAACTTATGTATGTCGAAGACGAATATATGTATGTGTCGCTCATCAATGCAAATCTCGACCAAAACAAAGTTAAGGCAACAATTCTCTTAACGCCGCAATTCAATAGACTGTCGGAATATGTAGGATTGAACAGCGAATACAGATTATATGATGTTTCTGAAAAACAAGCGGTCGAAAGACTTGTAAATTACACAGAAAAGTGTTATATTAGTTATAGGGCAACATCGGCATCTTCAAAAGTGCCGTTCATCAAGAGCAATGCGTATTATTCGATTTTCCAAACGCTCGGAAGACGGGCGGACTACGATGCGGGAGAAGTACCGACCGCCGCCTTGGTGCAAGTGAGCGGGACTTGGTTTGCGAGAACGCTCGACAAGAGAGCAAGTGGAAACAGCCTTGTGTTCGAGTTTGCGTTTGATGACAACTACGGCGTGGGCTATCAGTCTATACCTAATTCGGTATCAGTCGATGCGGCAAGAATACAACGGTTAGTGCCTTATGGGAATGTCTATGGCGAGTTTGACACGATGAGAGTGCAGTTTGTGCCGAAAGCGTTCACGAACTCCGCCGACAAGATGAACAGTTATCCCGCAATCACAAGCGAGTATCTTACAGATGTATATCCGTTATTCGATACTTCGTCGGTGGGAGATAACAGTGTCGTGTATCCGTTCCTTATCGACAAGGATAACAAGGAACAGATAAACTTCACTTATCAACTTAACTTCATATCAAGGGTTAAGTCGGTAGTGATGGGGACGGCGTTCTTCCGTAACAACGATTTGCTTGTGGATAGGTCAGGACTTACTGGCGAGCAAAGAGTAGCGTTGAACCCGTCGATATACCTGATTAAAAAGCGACTGAATATGCTGTCGAAACCCGACCTTACGGGTGCGTTGAAACTAACTGCTCCGAACGGGCTTGCGTGTGTATTTCAGGATAATTATGCGAACAATGCGGGCTTTAAGACGGGATTACAGATAACGAACACAACAAACGAAACCTATGTTGGGTGGTGCGCGGTTGACGATAATACGGGCGAACTGTATATCGGGGACAACTACGAACTGAAACCTAACCACACTGCACCGACACTATACTTCAATTTTAAGGAGTAAATAATATGATTTTTTATTGCGATTTACAAGGCAACTTAAAGGCGTTTCAAAATGAAACGGTGTATCAAGGCTCGAACAATGTAACGACGATTTATGTCGTTGCACCGTTCAGCCGTCCCGTGGGGCTTAACATCTCGTTCACTAAACCTAACAAACTCGTTACAAGCCCTGCGATTATGAAGTGGGTGGGAACTCTTGGCAATGTCAAGATACCCGTTTCATTCGTCAATATCCCCGAACAATTTACCGATACCTACAATGTGTGGGCGTATGCGTTGCCGTACTCTATCACGGAACAGAACGGCGTTGTCGGTGTGAGTGTCAACGCGGTTATTGCAGATAGCGTGGATGCAAGCGGACAACAGGCTTATAAGGGTAATCTTACGACCTTTACGGGGCAATTCACGGTGGCTTATTCCGCACTGCCCTCTCCGCCTACGGATATTCCGACCGAGTGGACACAAGATAAGGTGTTGGACTTGTTGAATAACTATTACAACGACGCCATTCAGAAGATAGGCGAAATGAACACCTTAAAGACCGATGCAAAGGATACGCTGGTCAAGGCGATTAACGAAGTATTTGACGAGATAGCAAGTACGAACGCAACGATAGGCGACCTTTCCACTCTTACCACCGACGAAAAGACCACTATCGTGGGCGCAATCAACGAAGTGGATGCACACGCCGACACGGCTCAACAGACCGCAGAAACCGCACAGACCACAGCGGACAACGCCACAACTTTGGCGAACAATGCTGTCGCAACGGCTAATGGTGCAGTCGCTACGGCAAACGAAGCAAAGACCACCGCGCAGACCGCAGAGAATAACGCGAACAGTGCGGTAGATACTGCAAACGCCGCAAATGCGACCGCAGGCGAAGCAAAGGCTATCGCGCAAGGAAGTCAACGGGCAATCGGTTTTGCGACCTTACAAGCGGCAATAACGGCGTTAAACGGGTATAGTAACACGCAACTCAAAGTGGGCGATAATGTCTACATTGTGGAAACGGGCGTGCCTGATTTATGGGTGGCGGAGGTTGAGACAAATAGTGTGGCTTATAACTACACGACGAACGACGCGTTCAACGATGACCTTGTGGAAAATACCCTTGTACAAGTCGGGTATTACAAGTTTGCGTATCTTGAAAGCGACAGCAAGCCTTGTACGGTTGCGTGGCAAAATATGGTTGTTGCGGCGAGCGATTGGGTTGCGAGTACGGAGTTTGAAGATTTTGCGTATGAAGCGAAGATTATTCTTACGGACTTTGTGAACTTTTCGTCTATTCCGCAAGTGGTGTTCGGACTAACCGAAGCGACGAGCGGCAATTATGCGCCTATTTGTAAAGCGGGCGACAAAGGGGTTTACATTTACAGCAAAGTCAATACTGCTATCACGCTCCCGACAATCGTTACTTTTGCGCCGAATGTACACGGGGCGAGTATGCAAGGCGGCGGATATACGAACAAAGGCAAATGGGTTGCAAGCACAACCTATGCGATTGACGACCTTGTGTACACCGACAACGGACAATTTGTGTGTATCGAGGGTATCACTTCGACCACTTCTCCCGAACAAGACACGCAACATTGGCAAGCGACTTTTGTTGCGACTGGCAAGACGAAAAACGGGTTTACAATCAGCGGACAAGACAACGGAACGGGAGTGCAAAAGACTTTTGACGGCTCGCAAGCGGTTGAAATAGCGTTCGACGAAACCACGATGACTGCAAAAGAAGTCAACGGTGTTTTGGAAATCGGTGCGAAAGGTACTGTTCCCGAAGCGTTACCGCAAGAAGCGAGTGCGTTGAAGAGCGGAAACTTGCCGACGAGTGGTTGGGATACAAATACACCGTTTTTTGAGGGAGAATTGAAATTGCCTTACGATCAGAGCGAGGCAATTAAAATTTGCAACGGGGATTATCGAAATGTAAAACTTGACTTAACCGTTACCGCAAAGGCAACCACTAACTATGAAGCAGGAGAAAATATATCAACGGTTACTTCAACAAAACAAAGCGGTGAAACAGGTCATAATATCCACTTTTCTTTTTCTTCGTCTCGTGGAAACTACGCATATTTCCAGTTTAAGGAAGATGGAATATATGTAAGTCTATATAATTCGCCATATACATCTTACGGCTGTATGCTTACGTTATTAAAAGTACAGGCTCCACAAGTCGGGGGAACACCTTGCTACACTATCTCCGACACCTCCATAACCGCCAACAGCGATATCCTTATGGAACTCACCGACGACGGCGGAGTAAAGTCCTATTCAATGGAAGCAGGCAGTATAACCGTTATCCGTGACACCGTACCGACACAGCCTATCCCGTACACCTACAAGGTCAAACAGACGAACGCAAGCGGGCAGTTTACGGTGGTAAACCATTATGTACCGAGCATACCCGAAAGCCCGACGAGTTTACCCGTTTCGTATAAGAAAGCGAGCGGAAGTTTACCGACTACGGGTTGGGCAACACAAGCAAAGCCTATATGGACTGGCGTTGTTTCAACAAGTTACAATGAATGGGTTTCGACAAACATTGTAATACCCGAGGCGTTTAGGAGTTTATCATCGGGTTGGGAAGTAACAATTCGCTACAACGGCGGTGATACTGAACGACTTTCTAATATATACAATTACAATCAAGAAACAAACACTTTTTCTTTTAGAGATAAGCACAAAAACAATGCTTTGAGTATGCAAATTAATACGACTTCTGGGAGTGTTGGATTTGC